ATGTGCGGCCGCATTGCCCAGAAGTCAGCGCCTGAAGACTACGTCGAGATCCTGTGGCCGAACGCCCGGCTGATCTTCGACGACGTGGCCGGGCCGCGGTACAACATCCCGCCAGGCACAAAGCCGCTGACCATGCACCGCCTTGCCGGCGGCTTCGAAGTCGATCGGCAGTGGTGGACCTGGCGCCCGAGTGGTTCGAAGTACGCCATGAACTGCGCCAGGCTCGACAAGATCCTCGGCAACAAGTGGCCCTGGAAGCTGCTCACAGCGCGCGGCCGCATCCTGGTTCCGGCCGATGGCTGGTACGAATGGAAGGCGCTCGACAGCAGCCCGAAGCCCGCCAAGCAGCCGTACTTCATCCACGGCGCCGGCCCCCTGCTCTTCGCCGGCCTGAGCGCGTGGCGCCCGGGTGCCGAGATGGACGAGGCCCACGGTTTCGCCATCGTCACCGACGACGCGCAGGGCGGCATGGTCGACGTGCACGACCGGCGCCCGGTGGCGCTGCCGCCTGAGCTGGCCAGGGAATGGGTGGACCCGGCGACGCCGGTGGCCAGGGCAATGGAGATCCTGCGCGCCGGCCTGCCCGAGACGGCCTTTTCCTGGCATCCGGTGCGCCAGGAAGTCGGATCCAGCAAGTACCAGCTGCCCGACGCAATCGACCCCATTTAAGGATTCGGCGGTCAGCATATACTGTTTATTCAAACAGTGATTTCCTATGCCGTTCCGCGATCCCCTCACCCATGCCCAGCTGCGCGCCATCCGCGAGCGCCAGCCCTGGAACCCCGACGTTGTCGCCCTCCTGTGGGAGGTCAAGCGCCTGCGCGCCATGATGCTGCGCGCCTATCAGCTTTCGGGCGAATTTCGCCGGCCGGTCGGCGTCCTCGCCAACTGCTACGACGAATACATGGCTCAGCTGGTGGTCGAGCCCTGTGTGCTCGAGCGCGACGCAGACGTCGCCGAGATGCTGAACGCGCCGGCCAAGCCTCGCAAGGGGATAGGGGAACGTTAGGGCTCGACGGCCCATCTCAATTGTGACGCGGCAACTCAACGTTCGATCCAATAGAAGAATCGGCCGGATTCCGCAGATCTTCGGCGATAGGCGGCAATTCAACCGCAGCGAGCAAGCTCTCACCGGGGGCCATGATTCTTGCCCAATTTTCCTGCAGGGCCTTCCTATCGTTCTCGTTGTTCGCCGGTGAGGCCAAATAGTTCCGATGGATAGAGGCCGACGCATATGCAAGTGAAAAGTCTTCTCGCGCATTGGGTGCGAGGTAAAGGCAATTTTCGACCCACCACGACTGGCATCTCTGCACGCATTGAAGCAGCGTTTCAGGCTCGGCATGGACCGCGTTCCTTAGCTCCCACCAAAGGGCAAACGCAGCTTGATGCACCTCTAGCCTTTTTTCGACACTGGCAGCTCGCATGGAGTTTCGGCCTGCAAGTTTGGCTTTGTGAGTCTCGTTTTGTTGATCAACGTCTCTCCTTCCGAGGGCCTTAAGTTCCTCAAGTTCCCGAGTGCTTGCCAGCTCCGCGACTATTTCACCTTTTCTACGGGCAAAACCCTCGTAGGCCGGCTTCAGAATCCAGCTGATCAGCATGCCAAGCAATACCCAGAAGAAATTTAGGAAGAAGGTGTCCATACAGGCTCTCTCTCGGGAGTGCCAACTTTATCTCGGATATGGACGCAATGCATCTACATATCCTTGCAAGCCGTTCACCTGGTCGGCCCACCTTGCAGCATCTGCAGCCAGGTCTCCATATGCTGCGTAGCACGCTGCAAAACCGCCGATCCAGTCGGCGCCGGCTCCATCAGGTCCGCTGCTGGATCTGGCAGTCTCGGGACGCTTGCGGGCTTGCTCGCTGAGCAGCCTGTCAAGGCGAGCGCGAACGCCAGACAGATCGCGTTGCGCAGCTTCACGCGCCAGCACGGCACCGCGGTATTGTGCATCTGCACGGTCTCTTTCCTCCTGCATGGCGCGCTCGACACGCGCCTGGCGTTCCAATGTGGCGGCCCGCTCTGCAGCCAAGCCCGCACGGTACTGGTGCCCGCCATACACCCAGACGCCCACCGTCGCCGCGGCCAGGATGCCGGCGCCGATCAGGTAGGGCCGTGCCACGCGCGGGATCATTGCAGCCCCGATAGACACAGCTGCCGCTCGTCGAGTCGGCGATTCCGCAGTCCCTGCACGAACACTTTGCGCCCACTCTTGTCCGTCACATAGGACCAAACCGGCGCGCCGTCGGGCCCATAGGCCAGCGCATTGCAACCCTCGGCCAGCCGGCCGGCGTTCATGAGACCCACCGCGCGGCTCGCGCAGGTGGACGGCACACCGAAATTGTGGGCGTGGCTGCTCAGCGCATCGAAGATGGGCTGCGTAATTGCCACCTGTATGCAGTCGGCCAGCTGCAATTGCCCCTTGCTTACCACAAGGCGCTCGACCTGCTCACAGCGCTCGGGCGACCAATAGTCGCCCACGACGACAGGGTAGGGGCTGGTGTGCTTGGTAACCCCCTTGCACACCGTCGGCAGACCGCGCGCGAGCCTGTCGGCATACACGACTTGCTGCCCCTGCCCCTCCCAACGGCCCAAAAAATCCATCAATCCGGCCGATGCCAGAACCAGCACCCCGGATGCAACAAGGGCGGCAACGCCGCCCTTTACTCTTCTTCCAGGTCGCATAATTCTTCACCCTCGTGCTGCTTCCTGGTGGCAGCAACCGTCCGTGCTATTCGCAGATGTTGCCACTTAAACCACAAGTTAACTAACAGGCCCACAACAGCAACTGCCGCACCCACGAGGGCGGCAAATTCATTGGCGGATAGTCCGAAGATCACGGCCCACCCGCTACCGACATACGTGACGTTCGCCGCCACTTTATCCACGATTGGCTGTGGCTCCATGGCTTCACTCCAAAACCGTCGCGCCATCATTGACAATCATCCGATGCGGCAGCGCATAACCATGCTTGTCCAGTGTGGCCCCTGCTCGCACCTTTATCAATCCGTTGCGCCCGAAGGCCAACGGATGTCCTATCCGTACCATTCCCGATTCGACCGTCGTTGTACCGATATAAGTATTCGCCCCGCTCACCGTCAAAATCACCTCTGGCTCCAAAGCGTAAGTCAGAAACACATACTCTTGAATGCCAACCAGTGAGATTGCAGCACACCCATACCCGATCTCGCTCTCAGCCGTAGCAATCTCCTGGCTACGCGCTTCAATGATGTCAAAGTCCAGCCCTAGCTGTGAGCCCTCAACGTAGCGCGCATACATTACACCGGCCTTGATACCATCACGGTCGTCGTAGAAGCGCACCTTGACCACCTTCGTCCACTGGCCTGCCACGATCTGCAGCTGTACCTCCTTCTGATCATCGATTTGCCGGAAGTGAAAAACTTGCGCCCGGCGCGCGCCTCCTACCGAAGTACCTCCCATCCAGGCATCGGACACACCCGTGAGTTCGGCTACCGAAGAAAACCGCGCCACCAGCTTCCCATCTGGCAAAGCAGGCAAGTAGCCCTTGACGCGACGAGACGGCCCTCCGGTCAAACGACCAGACAGACTATCCCCCCCCCTACCACCGCTGATCCGTGCCTTCGAGCCAAGCGAAAGCGGAGCACGTGTGTCGAACGGCTTACCGTCAAGTAGCAACCGACTGCCATGTCCTCCACTCTGTAGAGTCGAATCGGACCATAGACATACGCCTACCCCTATCATCAGACCTCCCCCGTGATATCCGTTGCCGTGGTGCCGGTTGAGAACACTCGCACGACACGCAAAGGATGTCGCCCAGCAGCCAGCGCGGCATAGGTGTGTTCCGTACCGTCGGCGAAGCGCACCCGCATGGATCCCGCTGCTCCAAGGTACAAGGCACGCGTCACTTCGCGAAGGTCTTGCGTATCGCTCGGAGTGACGGCGAAGGCGCTACTGACAGGCCCACCTAAGCTCGGCTGATACTGGATAAAGCGATCTTTCATCATGCTTCACTCTCAACATAAAAAAAGGCCCCTCTGGGCCCGTTCATTCGTTGGATTTCGGGTACCTATGCTTCACCGCCTTGCACTGATCGATCCAGCGAGCCACCTCATCGGGCAACGGCACGCCTGCCACCTGTAACGCAGCCGCCAGCTTCATGGCGGCGTCCAGCTGGTCACCGATAGGCGGATATGCACGCGCACGGCGCTCAGCGTGAGACGCCTTATAGCTGATCTTCTGCATGCTCGATCGTCCCTACCCAGTCCTTGTATGGCCAGCGCTTGACTGTGATCTGGTGTGACCCCTCCTCCCCAAACTCCAGCTCCACGCGGCTGTCCGTCACCTCGTAGTAGCCGTCCTGGCCGATCATCAGATCCGCCGGCGCCTCGGGCGTGGCCGGCACGCCTGATAGCACCACGCCACGCCGAGTGATCGGGCTCGCTGGACGCGGCACTACCTTTCCATCGACCACCATGTAGTGATCGGGGCTGTACAGATCGTCTACTTCCAGAACCTGCAGCCCCATCGAACGCGCATCAGCCTGCGTACGGTGGGCCTGACCTTTTGTGGCCTGGTGAATGCGCCCGATCTGGTCGTACATAACAAAATGCCCCATGCGGGGCTTAAAAAATCCACTCATCTCATCACCGCTGGATCGCCAGCACTGCTACGCGGCCGCCTATGTAGTACGTACCATCGACCGGATGTCTGGCTTTGATCGACCAAGAGATCGTTTTCCCTCCCGGCAAGGCATCGCTGATCCAGGTAATCATGGCAGCCCCATCGGGAGGATTCGACAAAGCATTCGGGATGATCTCTCCGTCAATGGAAACAATGGTGTTACGCCCAAATGGAAACCGCCCTCCCGATTGCGCGTACTGCATAAAGACTACTACCGAACCGCCATAGGGCAGGTACAAACTACCGGTCGCAACAGTCGCCAACTCCGATCCCCCTCGCCCCAAGGACTTGGAGATGATGCTGTGAGAGCCTGTCACAACAGCACCAGATGCGAGGCGCAACGTATCGACCTGCGCGACACCTATATGGGCAGTCTTGACGTAGGCCGTGGTGAAGCTGGCCAGCTTCGCTATCAGAGACTCGGCGTTGATCCGATCGGCGCTCATAACGCCTACCACGATCTTTCCCGCGTCTAGGCTCTCGATCTGCGCACTCTTGATCCAGGCCGTCCCGATGAATGCCTTATTTAGGAAGGTTTGCCCATTCTGGACCACGAATGGCGTGGAAATCTTTCCGTTCGCTAGATTGAGGAAGGCGAAGCGATCCGCAAGAAAGTAGACCGATGTTTGCACCCGGCCGCGCTCATTCGTGTAGGCGCCGAGCGCCATGCCAGCCGCGTATACCTTGCCGTCTTGGGCGACCTGCGTCTGGACAGACCAGGTCGCCCGCAGACGTCCATCTAGGCTGGAAAGTGCCGTGCTAGTCTGCTTTACAGCCGTTGCACTCGCACCATTTGCTGCAATCGCATCTTCGACCCGACGAGCCAATGCGCCATCCTGGTTAAGGCGCTCCTCTCTTTCCTGATCCAGCTTCGCAGTGACCGTATTGATGTTGCGCCCCATCCCCGAAATGGTCTGCGTCAAATCACGTGTCAGCTGCTCCGGCCCGATCTGGCCACTCAAGTAGTCAAGAATCTTGCCCGCATCGCTACTTGCACTACCCGGCACGCCCTGCCCGTCGGGATACCATGGACCCACCTGTCCCGCCTCGTCGCGTATTCGCCCCCAGAACCAAATTCTCGTACCATGGCTCAGGCCGAATCGGGTAAAGCGGCTTTGAGGCAACCGAAACTCTCCCATCAACGAAGCATCCCCGAGGTTGGAAGTCGAAGACTCCCAAATCTCGACTGAGCTTATCCATGGGGCGTCCGGCACAGTCCACGCCAATTCAATCGCCATCACTTGGCTTACCGCCGTCAACGCGGAGAGCCTAGGCGGTGGTGCAGCGCTTGCGCTAACGTTGCCCTGCCAAGTCTTCCACGGCCCGGACAATGCGCCGACACCTCGAACCCGCACCTGCCAGGATCCCGCGCGAAGGTGGACCTCAAGACTCGGTAACTCGGCCATCCCCAGAGGCTGCCAATGTACGCCTCCATCGTCACTGGCTTCAAACTCGTAGCGATAGGCACCGGAGGCCGGCGTGGCTGATACGATCTGTTGTCCTGGTCGAGGAGCGGAAAACACCGTCACGCCATCAACAATCGGCCCCAGCGGTACGATGGGTAGCAAAGAAGGAGACGCGAACTCCGGTTCCTGCCCACCCAGTTCCGCTGTATGCACCGATGGTGCATAGTTCACCAAGTCCAGCGTCCATAATCCACCCTCGCTCGGCACCGCCCGCATTACCTGTGCAAGCAATGCCCGCCGCTCGCCTGGACCAAACGTGTAGTGGGTAGGCTCTTCAGTTTCCCCTGTAGAAATATACAAACCGTGCCCATCAACCAAATCCGCAATGCGCATCTCACGCTCGTGCGAGCCCGGCTCGACGCGAAAAGGTCCGGCGGGTCCGCCATCTCGGCCGCGCAAACTGATATAGTGGTTCTGGCCTTGCCACCACTGCAAAGGCTCGGACGTAGTAAGCAGAAGCGCACGAGGATCGTAGTCTTCCACGATTCCCGACAGCCCCCACTTGGGAACATCATGGCTGATCTCGACTAGATCGGCATAGCCCGGAATGGCTCCTTCCAGTTCCGTCTGAAAACTTGCAAAACGACGCTGGTCCCGGTTGCGGGCCAATAGTGCCATGCCCTCACGCCATGCCTGCGCACGCCCCGTCACACCCACTAGACGCAACCGATAAGGCCGCCGTTTGGCCGCACCGGGCCAAGCACACTCCACCTCGTCGTCCTTCCACGTCCTCTCGTTGACGAACTCGACAATGATGTAGTCTGGGTCGTCATGCGCTGGAAACACATAGTCAACGGAGAACGAACGCGTCACGATGTTGGCGGGCGTAAACATCTGCGTTCGCACGGACTTGGGCTCATCTCTGATGACATCTATCACGCCAGCGTGATAGATCGGTAGCGCCCGCCCAGCACGGGCGATCTGCGTCACTGCTTCCCAAAATGTCGTACTGACGTCAAAAACGCCGTCGAACCAATCGCCCCGCTCATCCCAGACTTTTGCCAAGCGATAGAGTGCCGCCAGATTGATGCGGCTGTCCGGCAGTCCTCGTCCATACTCCCGGTCCGTGCACGCATCGGCGATCGCCCAGGCAGGATTACGAGTAGGTTTGAGGTCCTGGGACCACCCTTGGACCGGATCCCAGGTTCGCAACCGCCGGGTGGCGATAATATTGATCCGCCGCGCGGTGGTTTGGTTCAGATTACCCGTCGCGCGCATAGCTACCGCCAGCATCGTGACGTTTCCATAAGTCCGCTGAGATGGCAGGTAGGACCGCAACCCTAACCATGTCACGTCGCGGATCATACGGGTAGCGCGCTCAGCAAGGTGGCCAGAATTTCGCTCTACGCTAATCTCCCAGCGACCAGGCTCTACCTTGTACCGAAATGTCCGGTATTGGGGCGTAAGTGTTGCCGCGACAATGTTCTCCCTACCCAGAACGATCGTAGTACCAATCGGCTTTCCTGAATCATCGATTTGGCGCGCGTACACATTGACGCCGGTGCCAGCCGATTCCAACGTCCCATCATGCGCCGCGTAGAACAACCCCTTTGGCAGGAGGATATCTATAGCGATTTCACTAGCCAGGGTACCCGGCGGGTTTGCTGCGAACGGCCCTTTGGGCCCGGCTCCTTCCACATTGATCGCAGGTAACTCAATACCTTGTACTTCCGCAGAAGTGACGACATTGTCTGGAAACAGCGTCACCTGCCCGCCAGGCTCCACCACCTCATACTCGACCTCCGAAAAATTTCCTATCGGAGTCTCTTCGATTCGTATCTCTTCAATTTCATAGCGCCCTTGTCCAACGCAAAACAACTGGTAGAGATGGGTCTGATTGTTGACCATCTCCGTGTAGGGTTGCGCAGCAAAATCGAGGTACGAACGATACCTGCCGTAGCGAGCAGGTATGGCTTCCATTGGACGCGCCATATTGCCCTGTGCGCTTAACGTATAGGTGGGACTGGCTTTCTCACGCTGCAGCGAGCCTGGCAACCGTGCTGGTGGAAAAAGCGAGTTCACCACCATCCCACCGACCAGACCAACGGCCGTCGCCGCTCCAGCACCAACAGTCAAAGCAGCGGCGCTAGTCGCCGCAACCCCGGCAGCGCCGGCGTACGCAGATGCCGCCCATGCTCCTACACCCGCCGTAGCTGCAGCCAGTGCCGCCATAGCGACCACTTGCAGCGGATTAGAGCCCCCACCCCCAGCCGGCAAGACAACGACCGCCACGACATCATGCTTTCTCAACCGAACGTGCCACGCCGACTGAACCTTCCAGCTTCCATTGAGCTGCACGACAAAGGTCCGTGTGCGCACAAGACTCTTGCCCCGTCCGACGATAAAACCTTCCCGCCGCAACACCGTATCCAGGCGGACACCTTGTGGTGCCACGATGGTTTCTTGCCGCAAATGTGGCCGAAACGGATCGCGCTGTATCGTGATATCAGGCATGGATTCGATAGAAGATAGGCTGAGAAAAACCCATCGTGAACAGCGCGCGCATGGGAGAAAATATGACGCCCCGCCCTTCTAGCGCATGCAGTACGCCACCGCCGTCAAGGTCAAGATAAATGCCGACATGCGGATCATTTCCAGCACGCAACATCACACCATCGCCATGCTGAGGATGAGTCACAATCTTCCAGGCCCCCGTGCGCATCTTGTGCGCATACAGCGCACGTGCTTGCTCACCCAGCGCAGTTTCAGGTATACCGCCTTCAAAGTATCGCTCTCGACATTCCCTCAACAGGCCCCAGCAGTCATAAGCGTCTGGTCCTCGCCCACCCAAACGCCACATCAAGCCGATGTAGCGATTCACATCGCTGCTGGTCATCGGAACAACCCCGGAAAGCGTTCACGCACGTAGCGCTCATGTGGAAACGCCCAGTTATGGACATCAGAAAGCGTCGCTGTTCCAGACACGGAAGAACCCGTCACTGTCACCTTGTTCAATTCCATTGTGATAGGCGGGTTCATTTGAGGCATGCTAAGGTCCGTCGACAAATACGGACGATAGGTAACGTAGATGGGAAACCGTGACTGCACAGCCGCTTCGACATGATCGACGATCTGTTCGCTGGCACCGTCTATGGCAATAAGCAGCGATGGAACCTGACCTTCTTCAAAACCGGGCAATCGGAATCGGAATGCACCTGCCTGAAACATGACGTCTTGCCCGCCGTCAAGCGGCGCCTCAGTTTCCAAGCGGGCACGGATGTCCTCATACCCGAGCACAACGCGAACAGCGGTTGGCTCTCCATGCGGATCTACGAATGCCGGGTGACGCAGTTCCAACGTATCGAACACCACACGATCTTGCGGCGCACTGGCGTAGGCTTCCTTCAAGGCTTGTTCGAGTGACATGACAAAAGCACGGGACAATATGTAAATGCAACGCGAGAGGCTGCAACGCCATTCCGGCATTGCGCATTACGCATCGCTCATCGTTTCCAATTGACCAGAGACACGCCATAGGTCTCCTGGTATCCGTTCTTCACGGGGAACGGGAAGCAACCACCGAACCTTTCTGAGCTTCAGCCCACCTGGGCCGTTGATGGCCATCAGGAACCATCCCGCATAGCCGTTCAGATCGATGGAGCAAAACCGCTGATAGGCATCGTATTGATCACCATCCAGCACGAAGCTCACGGGTGCATGAATCGGATACACGCGGGAATGTCGCCGGTGTCGGGAACGCCCACTATCCATTTCAGTGCGTTGAAAAGGCGAGATAGGCTGGCGCGAGAATTCCACCAACGGCAAGCCCGCTGGCCAAACTGGAAGGGGCATATACGAAACCTATGCGAGTTGACGGCTCAGCCCGTAACGCCGCTCCAGGGCACGAGGCAAACTGCCCATGCCTGAGTCGATGTCATGGGCGAGCTGGTCCTTTACCTGGCGGAAGATTAGATCGAGGGTCAAGCCGCCGCGAGCGTCAGGCCGCGCACGAACCTGTGGCTGGGACTCCACACCGTGCAGGTTCACTGTCACAGGCGTCGAGGGGCGATAGGAACTGTGTGTCAGTGGTGTGACATGTCCACCGTCCCCACCCGCCAACAGATAGGTGCGGCCGCCCTCGTCATACAACTCCGGACCATTCTCAGCCACTTCATAAAGGCGGCGCGGTAGGGTGGGGCCGCCCATCGCGCGTCTACCAGCCAACTCGGGCATGGCCCAACTGGCCGTAGCCGGAAGCGCTGACCCGAATGCGTTCCTGAACACACTGCCAAGAGCGCTTGCCAACGGCCCGGTTATGCTCTGCCGTACGGAAATGCGCGTCAAGTCTGCAATAATGCTATCGGCGAAGTCGGCAAAGCGAGCCTTGCCCGTGACGACCAACTTGACCAATGCATTCTCAGCCCCTGAGAACGCATTGGCGAATGCGCTGCGCGTTAACTTCGCGACATCGCTGACCAGTTCAGCGTAGTCGTTGAACGCCTGCCTCGCCCCTTCCTTCCAGTCCTTTTCTAGAAGCCGCGCCTTGTTATAGTGGTCGGCCAGCAGTTCCAGACGCCGCTCTAGGCTCTGTTTGAGCACACGAACGCGATCCGCATATGCTTGTGGGGTTATTTCTTTCGCCTCGTTCTGCTCTGCTGCGCGCTGCACTTGACGCTGAAAGTCGCGGTAAATCTGCTGCTGAGCGTGTAGTTGCTCGCGCAGGCGTGGACTGGCCGTCAAACCTGCCAACAGGTCGTTGTAGCGCTGTTGGTCAGCAATGAGCGTCTCCTGCGCCGAGCGCTCCAGCACCTTCAGCTGAACCGCTTCCTTTTTTAGGGTGATCTGGTCCGCCAGTCCGGCGTTCAACTCCAGCTGCTGCCGGAGGGCCTGTTCGTTTGCCAGGACGCTCTTCTCGTCCGCGCTGAGCTGGTCCCTTGCCTTCAGATCCGCGATCCGCTGTTCGAACTTGACCAGTTCCTGGCGCGCTGACGTGATCTTGACGGCACTCTCCAGCTGAGCCCGCAGAGCGGCTTCCTGCTCGCGGGCGCGCTCCAGCTCCCGGACACCAGAAGCAACAGCTCCCTTCGACCCGGCGAACTGCCTCTGGATCTGCGCCACTCGAGCGACGTGCAGCTTCAGCGCCTTTTTATACTCGTCGCTGTTTTGCTTGAACTCGGCTGTTGCCTTTTTGAATGCTGCGTTCTCTGCCTCCATGGACGCCGCCAGTGACGCACCCTTGTGCGACTCCAAATAGCTGTCCAGGTCTTTGCGAGCCTGAATACCGCGCGCGACGGCGCCAGCTTGGTCGGCGCGAGACTTGGCCGCGGCCTTTTGCCACTTGTCCAACTCCTCGAGGCCGGCGATCTCGCCACGCAACTGCTTGATCCGGTCGTCATCGAGGAAGGTGCGAAAGCGCGAGGTCTCCAACGACTGGAGATTCTTCCGTGCCTGGGCCAGCTTCTGTTCAAGCGCCTCTTCACGACCGACCGCCAGCATGGCGTCCCAGGCGCCTTTTGCGACGTCGGTCACCGCTTTCCATGCACGTTCCAGATCGCCAATGTTCTCAACGACCTGCGGGTAGCGCTCCTCCATTGCCTGTGCGTAGGTGTTCAGCGCCAGCCGCGCAGCGTCCTGAGTCCGTCCCTCGGCCTCCAGCGCCTTTACCTGGTCATAGACCGCCAGCGTCAGGAAGTGGTAGCGCTCGTTCAGTTTAGTCAGGGCCTCGGCGGGCGCGTCAGCGATCCGCTCATAGTCCTTGACCATTTCGTCGACGCTGCGCCCAGTGGCGGCCTCGGCCAGTACCGCAGCACGGCCCAGCCCCTCAATCGAGTCGCCGGCGATTTTCCCGGTCTCGACCAGCTTCGTTAGGGCTGCAGCAGCGTTTCCGGTGGTGCCCTGAATATCGGAGATCCGATTCGCCATGGCGGCGAGCTGGCTTTCCGTCACGCCGGCCGCGTTGCCAGTCAGCGTGATAGCGGCAGTAAAGCGCCGCCCTTCCTCTGCCCCTTGTTGGTACGCCACTGCTAAGGCGACTGCACCCGCGGCCGCCGCGGTAAACGGCGTGATGAGGCTGGCGACATAGCCACCCACGGCCTTTATCGCCGGCCCAATGCCGCCGAAGAGGTCTTTCAACTGACCGCCTTGCTGCAGGAGAACGTAGAAGGGAGACTGACCCGTGGACAAGCCTACTGCGATATCTGTCATCTGCATCGGCAGTGAACGCATGGCCGTCCGCATTTCGCCCACCGACAGAGTCGCTGCGGCGGTCTGAGCCTGAGCGGCCTTGGCCGCCTTGCCCATGGCTCCAAGTCCTGTAGCTGCCGCCTTTCCCGCCGTACCAACCTTAACCGTCGCCTGCTCAGCTTTCGCGCCGGCCGCCGCCAGCTTGTCAAGATCAGTAGACGCACCTTTGACTTGGGTGCTGTCCACGCGCAGTACGAGAGAAGCGACTTCATCAGCCATAAGGAACCGTTTACACCCAGCCGGGGGTTACTTCTTGTTCATCATCCGCAGGGCTGCGGACTCCATGACGCGCACACCGTCGAACACATCGATCTCTTGTTCCGGCGGGACGCCAAGCATACGCATGACACCTGCGAGCGCGCCGTAATCGAGGCCAGTTGGCCCGGCGAAGCCAATGCGCCACTGTGAGCCCATCGCTTCGAATACCACCTTGGGCATCACGTTGTCCGGCCACAGTTCGATTACCGCGGCGGGGAAATCGTCTGGTCTCAAGCCAAACTCGGCCAATTGGGCCTTATCCGGCATCGGCCGGTACATTTCCTCCGCCGCGGCTATCAGTTTTTTCGGCGAGCCTGCAGCAACTCGAGGCTGTATGCCTGCACTAATGCCGGTACTGCGCCCTGGTAGTTCTGGATCAAAAGCCCGACTGCCTCGTCGCTGAATTCCATGTCGGGGCCGTCCCAGCCGGCGATCATCTCGTTCACCAGTGCGATATCCTGGGACGCCTCCGACTTGTCGGCCCGCTCCAGGAAGTCCTTCATCTCGTCCCGTGATTTGTGCCTGAACGTGACCTTGATATTGGCTGGCTCTTCACCATGCCGGGGTATTTCCACCGGTACTGTGAAGGTCGGAGCCGGCTGGAGCTTGAATATGATGTTGCTCATCTCTCCCCCTCATCACGCCAGCGGCGCATAACGTGTGAAATCAGACATCATGGAGAACGTGGCGGTGTTCTGCATATTCACGTCCAGCTCCATCGACGGGTCCGAATCGAAGGACGGGTACACCAGGTAGTACAGTTCGTCGTGGTTGGGCAGCTTCGCCCTCAACACAACCGCATCTTTAGCCGCGTCGGCTTCTTTCAACGCCTCATACCATGCCAAGGCGGGGTCGTAGTCCAGCGTCAGAGTGATGAACTTGGCGCTCTTGTAGGTCGGGCGTTGCCGTTGACGACTGTTGCGGTCTTCGACGTACCTCCATTGATAGAACTGCTGTTCACCTCCTGTCTTGGCCACATTGGTGACCTGTGACAGGTCTACCCATGTCGAAACTGGCGTTGCCGTGCCAATACCCTGCCCCTTGGAAAACCGACCGACCTTCGTCGTATCGATCCCCTCCAATGCGAATGTGTTTGATGCTGTGTTGACCGCACGTACAACACGTTCGTTCAGCTCCGGCCAACCGGACTTCATGATCAGGATCGTGCCTGCCTTCGGCGGACTCGTCGCGCTGGCGACGGCAGGATTGGCATTAGTAATTGCAGAAACAGCAACAGCCGCACCCAATCCAGTAGATACCGAGAAGACGGTGCCGTTGGGGAATATTGCGCTGATGATAGTTCCTTAGGGGGCCAACGGCCCCTCATCGAAGCCCAGAGGGCAATAAAAAACCGCCATGTGGCGGGTTCCAGTTGCGCCCTTACGGGCCATCGGCATACGCCGAATCTTCAGATCGAGCATCCTTCGTGCAGCTTCCGCTTCTTGGCTACATACGCCGCATGAGCTACGGCGGGGTCATCGAACAGCCCGACCTCGTGTGCCTTCCCCGCAACCTGTACGCGACTGCGCCATTTCTTCGCACCTCGCTCCCAATACACCCCTAGGTAGCCTGATTTATTGTCAGCCTGGGGGTGTCGCCGGTTCTGCATATTCACGGCCTGAGGGACATCCCGAAGGTTTGCAATGCGATTGTCTGAGCGGTCGCCATTCATATGGTCTATATGCTGTGTGGGCCATGCTCCGTGCATATATAGCCAGGCAAGCCTATGCGCCAGATACCGCTGTCCGTCGATGCCGACGCGCTGATAACCGTTGGCGGTGGCATGGGCCGCATCGTCGCCCACATTGTGACGCTGGGCGAGGCGGACCAACCGCGTGAACTTGCCCGTTTCGGGGTCGTAATGGACAACTGAACGCAGTCGTTCCGCCGTGATTCTGGCTTCGTTCATTGCTATTTCACTCCGGGTAAAACTGGACGTCATATCCCAGGGATATGGGCACGGTGTGATCGGCGTCTCCCGTGGTGGGCTGTCCGTTACTGATCGGTGTGCGCACGCGCACCGCGAGGCCGCCGGACTGCATGACCAGGTTCACGGGGAACAGCGCGTCAAGCTCCGCCGCAACCTGCTCCGCGCTGCGCGACCCGTCGCCGATCGGCATCACCACGTTCACCTGGAACACGCCGCGGTACTGCCGGTGATCGCCGGCGGCGTCCCGGCTGATGGTCGCGGCGGGCATGACATAGGCGCGCAGGTAGACCCCAGCGGCGGGCGGCGTGAACTTCGTGTTCTGCCACGCCACGGGCAGCGCCGGCGTGCGGGCCTTGGCCCAGTCGCTCAGCCGCTTCTCGAAAGCGGCGCGGATCAAATCCTGGCTCATTTGTTGGCGTCCTTTGCCGCCTGGCTCACGTATTGCGGAAACTCCTGCGCGGTCAGCTTGACCATGCCCTGCGGCGCCTGCTTGGACCAGCCGTTTTCCAGCGGGACTGCATACGGCAGCGAGTTGGACAGGTAGGTCACGCCACCCGCGCCGGTGCGCTGGATCTCTGCCACCAGGCGGTTCAGCGTGACCTGGCCACCACGATCAACAGCGAGCGACGTGGCGCGCTGAATGCCAGACGCCGAGAATTGCCAATTGGCCCGAAACCGCCCTTTGTCTACCGGCGACTTCAGAATCACGCCCTCGGCGAGCAGCACCGTGGCCTGGCGCGTAGCGATGTCGACGTTGCCCTTGGCACGCTCGACGAACTTGCCGAGGTCGGCGGTGAAGCTCATGCCGTCCTCAACTGCAGTTCGTACAGCAGCACCAGGCCGGCTGGTGCCAGCGTCTTGACCTTCACCACGCGCCAGGTGGCACTCAGCGCCAGCACCAGGTCGTCCGGCTTCGGTTCGGGCATCGCGCCACCCTCAGCAAGCTCCGGCGCCAGGTACAGCTGCTTGTCGCCGGTCTCGATGACGGAGCCGGCCATGTTGGCCAGGCCCGCGGCCTGCGCGGTGTAGTCGAACAGCGCGCCAATGCCGTCGTTGTCCACCGTGGTGGTGGACGCCTGACCAAGATCCGGGTCATACTCGCCCGTCACTATCTGGCGCACAGTCACCGGGCCGCCGAACTCCTCCAGCAATTCTTGGGCGGTAGCGGCCATATCGGCATAGTCGAAGGTGGCCATCAGGCGGGTTTCCCTGAAACGTTGATGTCCATGACCAGAGTGGCGCGCCAGATCGGCCTATCCGTGCTGCTCTCGAGCGTCACCGCCACCAGGCCGGCAATGGGCATACCGTCCGCCGTGTAAAGCTGCACGCCGCGGCACTCCTGCAATCCCGGGTCGCCACTGGGGTCAGGTACAACCAATCGCAGGAACTTGTGCATCTCAGCACCTCACCAGCTTGACCGACGAGCCGTAGGACGACAGCCAGCGGCGCAGCATGGCCGTCACGCCCGCATAGCGCGTCTGGCCGTCGTTGCGCGCGCCGGCGGCGTTGGCGTACTTCGTCGTGATCGGGCCGACGGTCTTCTCGATAGCGGCGCCCACCGTGGTGCCGCTGACGTCCTGCCACAGCGGGCTCTTCAGCGCACGCGCCGCCAGTTCGCAGCAGGCGTTCACGACCTCGCGCGGCACGCCGGTGGCGACCGTGCGCGGCCATTCCAGCGCCTGGATGTCGGTGGCGCGCTCGCCGCGGTAGGTGTATTCGCCATCCAGGTACAGCGTGGCGTTGCGCAGCGCGGCTTCCAGTGCCGCAGCCTCGCCGGCGAAGGCCAGGCCATGGTCGGCTGCATAGGCCTGGCAGTCCGCCACGCTCACGTAGCTGTCCGCGTTCGCCAGGCCGGATCCGTCTTCGACGATCAGGGGCATTGAGGTATCTCCACAGGCTGACGGAAGCCCCCGCGTGAGCAGGGGCGACCGTCAAACGGCGGTCAGGCCTTGGCCGGATCCTTGACCGGGTCCTTGGGCGTCGGCTCGAGTTCCTTCTCCTTGGCGGCCTCGGCCTTGCCCTTCGGCCGGTACTCCGGCTTCAGGGTGACCTTCGGCACGTCCTTGGCGGCCCCCTTGCGGTCCTCGGTGGCGTTGGCATCGACGATGCGCACGCCTGCCTTGGCGGCCTCGGCCTTGACGTCCTGCTCGTAGCGGTAGAACGGGCCCGGCAGGTACCAGATGGGCAGCTTTGCTTTCATGGTGGTCCCTTACTTGGAAGCGTCACCGATGGCGATAACGCCGGCGGTGTGCTTGATATCGGTAGCCACTTTGTCCCAGTTGGTGCCCGTGGCCAACTCGGCGTCGGTCGGCGACTTGCCGCCGGTGGCCTCGTCCCACGTGTAGCCCTTGAGGCCCAGACCAAATGTGTAGTCCGCCTGGAAGGTGGTTTCGATGCGCTCCTTGCCGTTCGAGGTTTCGATGTTGGTGATCAGATCGCCGCCATCAGACACTGTTGCAGCGCCGGCCACCAGACCCAGCACCTTCTGCAGGTTGGGCGTGCCCGTGGCATAGAGCGCCGGCGCGTCAGTTACCACCACAGTCTTGCCCAGGATGTCCACAACAGTGACCGCACCGTACTCGAACAGTTGCTGAGCGTTGACAAGATTCTGGCCGATCAACTTGTGGTAGACCTGGCCGCTCATCACGTTGGCGACGATCAGACCGGAGCTATCGCCGAACTTGGCATGAGCGTCGTTCAGCACCGAGTAGTTCAGTCCGGTCTTGGCCGAAACGTTGACCGTTGCCAAAGCCTGATTACTGATGGCGGCCACTAGCGCGGCAATGGCGGTATTCAGCTGGTCCTGCAAGAGCGCCTCGGCGAAGTGGCGCGAAGCCACCTCGATGCCCTCCGCCGTAGGCTTCTCCAGCCATGTCATTTGCGACGGCTCGTAGCGGATCGGGCCGAAGCCGCCCGCGACCTTCACCGAGCTGTGCTTCAGCTGGGTCAGATCGGTGGGCGAGGCGCTGCCATTGGCAGCATAGCGATCGACACGACGACGGGCGCCGTGGATGGCTTGGTAGAACGATTCCTGGAGGAAGTCGCCTTCGAAGCCGGCCGTGGTCAGCATGATCGCGCCGCGCGAGGCAGCATTGAACTTCTGGATCTGCTGCCCCAGCGTCTCGATGATCGCGGGCATGAAGTACTTGTTAAAAACCTGCATCTGCGAGATAGACATGAATTCTCCTCTATCGTTGTGCGGTATCAGCCCGAAAGCTCGGGGAATTTGGCCTTCAGGGCTGCCACGCGATCCTCGCGCGAGCCGCCCATGTTGCCCGTGCACTTACCGCCACCGTTTCCGCCCTGGCCGCCACCGCCGGTATTCGCGGGTGCAGTAATGAAGTGCTTGCCCTGATCGGTGCTCGCCCATTCCATGACGTGGTCGTCCAGTAGCTTGTCACCGATTACCGCTGCACCGTCCTTGATAGACGTTTGGCTGCGCAGCATTGCTTTGACGGCGTCCATGAAGTGCGGCGCCACGCCGGCCTTGGCCAGCGCGGTCGACAAGCCGCCATCGATCAGGTGCTGGGTCAAGGCGCCCTCCTTTTCGGTCAGGTCCTTGGTCAGCTTTTCGATCTGGCGGGCGCTGTCCTTGGTCGCCTTCTCCAGCTTGCCGGTCAGCTCCTCGACTTGGGTCTGGAGCCGGGCGTGCTCTTCGGGGTCGATCTCGGAGCCCTTGGCTTTCGCCTTCGCCGTGCGCAGCTCGGCGATCAGCTCCTTGTTCTTGGCGCTCAGCGCCTCGGTAGCCTCGGCAGTCACCTCTTCGATCAAGGCTTTGACTTCGGGGTCGTTACGGTCAAGCGGCATGGTGTTGTCCTCTGGACGGTTGCAGGGCACAGCCCCAAATACAAAAGCCCCGCCGACACAGTCGGCAGGGCTAAGAAAGAAAAAAGGCCCGCGCAGTGGCGGGCCGGACGGGAATGGCTCAGATCATTTCAAAACGACGCGCTCACCGCGCACGAAACACAGCGCGCACAGCAGTACCTTCGTTCCGCCCGACCACGAGCGGCCAGACTCGAACACGCCAATGCGGGTCTCAATGACCTCGCGTGCACCACAGCGGTGACACTGGATCATGTCTTTCGGCTTCGGCAGGGCCTTGATCCGCTTCCGGATACGGTCCTTCTCCGTTTCCGCCGGCTTGGGAGCGTCGGGTACGAGGTGGAGAGGCATGCACACTATTTTACGCCGGCCCGGGCAAACGCGGCAGCATCCTTACGCCTCAGCTCGGCCAGCGTGAGATATACGCCTCGGTCGTTGTAGAAACTTTCCAGCTCAACCCCCCCCTTGCGGAACAGCGCGCCGCGGGTCGGACCCAGGATATCGTCCTGGATCGCGGCGGGCTGCCTGCGGAGCCACTCCGCATAGGTCGTTGTCGCCCGCACTTGCTCGCCCTTGCCGCGCGCGCTGTCTCGGTAGTCCTTCGCCGCTCTGGTGCCGATGAGCGGGTCATCTTCCATCCCCTTCAGGATCGGCACTGAGCCGCTGCGGCAACACCAATGTAGCTTGCCAGGGCCAGCGCCCCAAGGGACTCGGTGGCCGATCGGTTTGTGATCAGTCGTGTACTGCAGGCCATCGCGCAGCCGGCACATCTGGCTGGTGCGCGAGTCCAGCGTACTGACCCAGACCAGCGCGCCGATGATGTCGTCGTTGGCCTCGTACCAGCGATCTCGGGCAAGGCCGGCCGTGTGGCTGATTGCAGTGCGCACCACGGCTTCGGCGTTGCGTCGGTCGATCTCCAGCAGACCGTCAGCATAGCCCTTCGCCCGAGTGCCGCGCACGCGCTGCACCACCTGCTGAATGGTCTGTCCCTCCACATAGCCCATGCGCACGGCATCGCGGATTCGGCTGGCGCGCCCTGACTCGAGACCGGCCATCCATTCCCGCAACAGGCGCCCCTGGAATGGTTGAGCCATAGCGCCGGCATAGACCTGCCCGGCCGTGACACCGCGCGTGGTGAACTCGATGCCCAGCGATTCGAATAGCTGGCTCTGGTAGCCGACCTCGTAGCCAGCTAGGTCACGCAGATCCTTCTCCAACTCGCCGCGCACCTGCCGGTATGCCTCGGCGTTCAGGTTACGGACGTCCTTCAGCACCGCATCCAAGCGCGCCACCGTAAAGGCGCTGGCCGGCAGACGTTCCATGGCCCGGGCCACCTGCTCGGCCAGGTCGATGTCGACGCGGTTTAGCAAGGCAATAATCCGACGCACCACCCCGTTGCTGTAACGCACCAGGTCGATGGAGTGCCGGACGGTGGCGTCATACAGCTCTGTTTGCAGGCTGGCCATCCTGACCTCCCAGCGTGCCCAGCGCCGGGCCGACAGCATCGATGCGGGCTTGCTCTTCCTCGAATGTCACCCCGTCGTCGATGATGCCGCCGCGACGCATGTTGTCGTAGAAAGTCTCTGGGCTGATCGCCGCGGCCTGCAGCGCGCCCACCAGCGCAGTCAGGTCCTGGGCGGTCAGGCCGGCCGGGAAGAACTCGGTGTTCAGCTTCACCTCGACGGTGCCCGAGCCGGCGCCTGCCCACTCGGCGGCCCAGCGGAAGGCCTTGGCCAGCGACCGGCCCACGCCCAGGGCGATGCCGCCCAGCACGCTGTTCTCGCCGGCTCGGTGGATCTTGGCCGTCTCGGCCGCCTCGGCGTCGCGCTTCTCCGGTGCCAGAATGCGGGCGCCCAGGGTGGCCATCATGCCCTCTTTCCGCTCCAGGCTGACCTTGATGCTGTCCAGGCCCTGGCCGGAGAACTCCAGGTACTTAGCGTCAGCATCGTGCTCGGCGAATACCCAAGCCTCGGAAGAGCCGATCTTCAGGGACTGGCCAGCCTCCAACTCATGCCCGGTTACCACCGCCGTGGGCAGCGCCGTGAAGTGCAGCGCGTGCTCGTAGTCTGCGGTGCCTCGGTAGTGCGACAGGTTTACGTCGACCAGGTCCAGCAGCACCGGCTTCTGCGGATCGATCGCTTCACCGTTGCGCCCTATCAGGACGAAAGGGATGTAAGGCAGCCGCTTGCCGTTCATCATCGGCGTGTACTCGAATGCCGGCGTGTTCAGGTCGGTGCGGTAGATGCGCACACGATAGGCACCGTCCGCCAGGTCGAGCACCCGGTACTGCGTCTTCTCCTCGGCGGTGAACTCGTCCTTCTGCTCGGTGTAGGTCTCGGCCAACACCACCAGCACCAGCTGGTTCACGCCGCTCACCCGGGCCGTGCGCCAGTTGATGATGGCCTCGGCCTTGTAGGTGGCCAGGTAGGGCCGCAGGCCGACCGCCTGGGCCTGGCCCACGGTCATGAACTCGCCGCTGGCCACCGGGTAATCCACCAGCACGCCCACGCGGGTGACGTCGATCACCTCCTTCACCACGTTCTCGATGAACGTGTCTACCGGCGTGCCCGCTAGGTCGGCGTCCTCGATCATCGGCTGCAGCGCCGCCGGCAGCGTCACGGTGGGCTCCTTGCGGAACACCATGCCGATCAGCGCTTCCTCGGTGCGGGCGGTGGCGCCGTAGAACAGCGCGCGGCCCTTGTAGGCGTCGTACTCCTCCTGCTCCTGCCCTGCCAGCTTGGGCAGGTACTTGGTGCCGGCCGCATGCACGGCGTCCTGGCCCTGCAGCGCGGTTCGGCAGCGCTCCCATCGCGGCTGGCTGGCCGTCCAGAGAGGGTGTTTGCTGTCGACGGGCATGATCAGGTTCCTGTGAGTTTGATGCGGCTCATGCCGGTGGGCGTGATCGGGTATCGGTGCACCAGGAAGTAGCCCTGGGCGTCGTTCGGGTGGTCGTGCCCCGTCGACTTGTCCGGCTCCCCGTTCTTGTCGTAGGCCTGCTGCTCCAGCGCCTCGGTCAGCGTCGGGCACCGGTCGGTATTGACCAGCCAGCGCCGGGCGCCTTCGTCGTTGAGCAGCATGCCGTTCACGGCGTTGATTCGGTCCTTCACGGCCGGGTTTCGGCTGTTCACCCGAACGGTGAACCCCGCCTTGCGCAGGATGCTCAAATCCGACTCACTGGCGTTTTTGCTGCTGGTATTCCCGCCGCTGGCGTCGGGGTAGATCGTGACGCCGTGGCCCTTGTCCTTGAAGCGCTCCTTGAGCATGCGGGCCATTTCCGGCGTGTCGCGCACCTTCGTCAACTCTCCCACCGTCAGCGGCAAGCCGGCCCGGATCACGTTGACCGTCGCCGTCATGTTCAGCACGTTGAAGTCCATGCCGATGTGCAGCTCTTCGTGCGGCTCCTCGGCGGCGTCCGTGTGGTGCAGGCGCCGGTCAAAGTTGGGGTACACGCTACCGCTGGTCAGGTTGGTGAACTGCCCACGCAGGTACGCCGCAATCAGCTGCGGCGGGTAGCTCGCGCGCAGCGACGGGATGTAGTCTTCCGGCAGATTCTTACCGTTCTCGTAGGTGCTGGCCTGCACCAGCCCGTACAGCGCGGCCAGCTCGGGCCGCTCGCGCACCTGCTTGACGAACTGCTGGTAGACGAACTTGAAGCCCTCGGGCGTCGTGGTCACGTCCACGCCATTGATCAGGCCGGCCGCGATGTGGCGCAGGCGGGCGATGATCTTGCGCCAGGCCAGCGCAGCCTTGTCCGCCTTCATCACGTCCAGCTCGTCGATCAGCCCCTTGCCGATCTTGAAGCCCACGATGTCACCCGGCTTCTCCATCGAACGGCAGATCACCGTGCCACGGTACTTGCGGCCGGCGAACAGGTGCACCTCCTTGTTCGACTCGTTGATCTTGGCGGCCAGGCCCCAGTCGTGGGCCACCTCCTCGATCGTCGGGTAGAAGATGTCCCGGATCTGCCCGTAGGTCGGCGCGAAGTACCCCGAGTTGACCCGGGGAAACTCCCAGGCGTGGCGACACAGTCCGGCGCCACCTACCCAGGTCTTGCCGCTGCCGAAGCCGGCGACGAACGCGCGGAACTTGTGCGGCAGCGCCAGGAACCGAGCCTGGGGCTGATTAAGGCTCGGCATCGGGGACGCTCGCGTCCTTGACCTCGATCACGACCTTCACCGGCGGCGGCGCGTTGTCGTCGTTCGTGGAATCCGGCTTGTCCCGCCAGCTATCCGGCGACCGATTCTTCAGATAGAAGATCATTGCGGTGACGTTTCCACCCACTGCCGCGTCATACAGCGCAGACGACACATCCGCGATGCCGAGCGCCTTCCCTTTTTTAAGGGCCGCCTGGAGCTGTTCATTGCTCGCCTTGTGGCGGCGTAGAGTGCTGTAGGAAATTCCCAGCGCGGACGCAATCTGCTCTTCGTTCAAGCCCTTAGAGGCCAGCGCCTCTATCTGCCCTAGATCGGGCAGTTCTTTCTTCGGTCGTGCCATGGTGCGCGGTCCCTCTGGGAGCGACGCCCCAGGCATCGATTCCGCGTTGAAAGTGATTCAGAATTCGCCCATCCGACTTACCCGCCCACGGGGCGAGCTGGGCGTGTGCGGTTCTCGTCTACCAGACCCGGCGACGAGGCCGGGGAGAAAGTCCCGCGCGCTTTGATCCCCCGCGCGGGCGCCCGTCTGGCTGGGCGGTGTCCTGGGGAGGTGAGTCTGCGTTGACTGGAAGCCCGCAAAGAAAAAGCCCCGGCCATTGGCTCGGGGCTTGTTTCTTCCGGACGCGCGACGTCCGCCTGCGGGCATCGGGTCACGTCGTTAGACGGTAGTCGGTCTGTCTTGGGCCGGATTATGCACAACAACGGCGTAGCGTGCAACAAAATCCTCGAAATTGCCTACCGCCCGCACCAGCACATCGTCGTATTCCCGCGTCCGCAGGCCGAGCGCACGGCAAGTGGCCAGCCAGTAGGAGCGCGTCACGTAGTGGGCTCGCAGGATGTCGCGATGCTGATGCAGCATGCGGTAGACCGAATTGCGCCAGGCAGCCTCGATAAGGCCTGCGTCGCCCTCGTCGAGATCGCGCACGTCTTCTTCGCCTCCCCATGCGCCCTGCCCTGCCCGCTTCGCAAGCCTGCGGCACACCTCGTAGGTGGGCGAGACAGCGTAATGCGGCCGGCTACGCATGACTTCGCCCCAATTCTCGAGGCGGGCATGGAAGTCGGCCGGCAGACGGTCCAGCAGCATCTTGGGTGTCGTCATTCGCTACGTCGCTCCTCGAAAAGTCGGCACCGCTGGCCTACCTGCATGCCATGACCGCAGGCCAGAATGCGGCGCCCGTCGAATTCGCTCTTGACCAGGCGGATATGCGCGCAGCCAGCGCAACTGCGCACAGGCGGCGGCTCCTGGCGGCGCTCCAGAACCTTGGCCGGGTCGCCTCGATCGGATCGGCGCGCCCACGTCATGCTGCGCGCTCCTGCGCTACCGCCCAGCTCAGAATGGCCAAGGCGTCGGCATCGTTGTCGGTCTCGGGGCGGAAGCCGCGGGCCTTCGCCTGGGCCAGCATGGCGGCCTTGTCCGCGGTGCCCTTCCCCGTCCAGTGCTTCTTGATCGTGCCCACGCCCACCGACACCAGCCGCACGTTGTGCTGGTCGACCACCATTTCGAGCATGGCGCGAAATCCGCCATAAGCGTGCGCGGCCAGCACGGCGCCCGGGGCGTGGCGTTTCACGTCTTCGAAGACGACCAGGCCGACGTTGTTTTCGGCGATGGTCCGCGACATCCAGGCGCGGAAGCGCTGCCATTTCTGGCCGGGCGTCCAACTCGCTCGCGGTGCGAACGATTCGGTGCCGTGAGTGATCTGGCCGCCGCGCGGCAACAGCGCCCAGCCCAGCCTTGTGCCCAGGTCCAGCGCCAGGATGTTCACGTTCAGCGCCGGCGCGGGCCCAGCGCCAGCACCAGGGTCAAACCCAGCATTGGCGCGGGCCTCCGCCGTGGCGCGGACCATTTCAACACCAGGCCGGGCCCAGGGGCCGGCGCCTACCAGCGTCCCCGCCAACGGGTCCAGCGGAACGCCTGCCGGCTGCCCGGCGATCAGGTCGATCTGTGTCATGCGAGACTCCCGAGGAAGTTAAGCGGTCTGCAACGTGGATCGCCCGTGTACTGCAGGCTGTCCTTGTGGTACCAGAGCGGGACGCGCCCTTCCCACTCGCCGTTGCGGTTCTTCTCGCAGCACAACAGCACGTCGGGCTTGGAGTAGATCTCGTCGTCAACCGGCTCTCCTTGGGCAGCCAGCTTCTGAATGGCACGTTCCTTGAGCTTGTTGCGCCAGACGATCAGAAGCTGGTCCACCTGGTCGACGATGGCGCCGGAGCCCTTGACATCCCACTTGGTGGGCGGCTTGTCCTCGGTGTCGCCCTTTTTGACGTGGTGCACGAGGTGGATGTGCAGCTTTTCCTCTCGAGCAAGAGCGCCAAGGGCGTCCACAAAGGCCTTCTGCCCGTTGTAATCGTCCTCGCCGCGCACGCACTTCATGAGGCTGTCCACGATCATCTGCTTCACGCCCAGCTTGCGGGCGCAGTAGCGGATGACGGCGTACAGCATCTGAGCGTCAACTTGCCCAAGCTGGTCATAGATCCACAAGCGCTTGTCAAGCAGGCTCATGAACTTGGCTGTGAACTCGCGCGCAGGTGTCGAGCACATTGCCGCTTGACGCTGCATGCGTTCCAGAGTTCGAATCGGGGCCATTTCGAACGACGCCACGCATGCTGGCTCGTTCTGGGCAGCAAAGCCCAGCACCACGTTGCCCAGACACTGCGACTTGCCAGAGCCGTTGATGCCGGCCCATAGAGTGACCTCGCCTTCGCGGAAGCGGATGTTTTCGTGGGTAGCCTTCCAGGGCAGGCGGGCACCGGTGACCCTCGCAGGCGCGTCCGACAGGTTGGCCAGTTCTTCAGCCCAGGTGGTTGCGGAATGAACCTTCACCGCAGGCTCTGCAGCGACGTAGTACTCGGCGAAGTCCGTATCGTCGGACGAGAAAATCATGCTCATGGCTTTGGTTTCCAGCGGAGGATGCTGCCGTCAGCGACGGCCAGGATCTCGAAGGGTTCGAAGCTGCGGATGTGGTTTGCCACTGCTCTTACGCGCTGCGCATTGCAGCCGCAGATGTGGACGCGCACGCCGCGTAAGCAACGCAGGTCCAGCAAGTTCGGCACGTCGGAGGGGGAAATGTCGACTTCAGGAAAGCTCCCGCAGGCGATTGCCTCTTCTGCTGCCATGAAGCCGCGTTGCCGCGGTTCGGCATCCAGCACCAGCACAAACACGTTCGACGGACGCTGCCCGCGCTTGCGCATGGCGAGAAGAGCGATCTGGCCGTTCACAGGGGCACCCCGTGCGCATCGACACCGACGACGGAGGAGCGACCATTGCGCGGCACGGCATTGCGGCCTTCCTTGCGCACCCAGTTGCGCCAGGTGGCCTCCCAGTCTAGCTTGCAGGCCTTGGCGCCCGGCAGTGCGACCCAGTAGTCGCGGAACTCTTCGGCGATTTCGCGGATGCGTTCGGCAGTCAGGCCAGGGCAAAGGCGCTGCGCGGCCAAGCCCCAGCTGCGCGGGAGCACCCAGGTGTCCGGCAGCCGGGATCCCCGGGTCGATGCAGGCTTCGGCAATTTTTCGACCACAGAGTTACTCTTTTCACTGGTAGTACCTACTACTTCTTTTATCTCCTGTTCTGTAGGAGAATTTGGGACCATTACCCGGGGTTTCCCTAACTCACAATGGTCCCTGTTTGGGGACTGTTCCAAGGGGGTAACGGTCCCAGAATTGGGCCCATTGGGGATAATGGTCCCAGTTTCGGTACTGTTTAATGATCCCAAATTAGGTACCGTTGAATGGTCCCTATCTTGGGACTGTTCAATAGTCCCAGTTTCGGGACTATTGGACGGCTCTGTGAGGTTCCAAACAGGAATGCGACCGGTGGCGCCGACGCGCTCGCCAGAGTCCACGAGGTAGCCCTGCTCGACCAAGCGGCGCAGGTTTTCCAGGACGGTCTTACGGTTTTGCCCTGTCTCCTGGGCCACGAGAGTGACCGAGGCGTAAGCCTGCCACGGGCGCGCAGCGGCGTTGACGTGGTGCGCCAGCACCACCAGGATGAACTTGGCGGGGGAATGAGAGATGGGCTGCTTCAGCGCCCAAGAAACTGCCTGGTGACTCATGCAGGCCTCCAAGTGACGGGAGACACTGCATGAGGTACTGCCTTTACGCTTCGCTCGCCGCCTTCTGGATTGCGAGAATCAACGATTGCGCATAGCTCATCGGTACGATGATGACATGATCGTCCTCGCCCATGGGCTGGCGTTGCCTGATAACCAACTCTCCGTCGGGATTCGTGTACACCGCCACTGCGTCGACCTGCGGGACAACGACAGACTGACGCATATCGTCCGAGTACCAGTCCCAATTTTCGCCGGACATGGCTTCTCCTGGTAGTTGAGGGGACTACGATCATAGCCGCCATCAGCGCACCCACCCCGGGACCTCGATCGGCTCTGACCAGACGACGCCCTGTTCCGCGCCGAAGCTGTACAGGAATTCGATGGCCTCGGACATTTCCCGGATGCTCATGGAGCTGGTGCGTTTGCCAAGGATGACAAAACCACCGCGCAGACCGGCCGCCATGCGCTTTTCCTGCATGAGGCTGGCCACCACCACCGCCTTCCAGTCATCGACGCTCAGGTGCTCCATCTTGCCGTTCACAGGCCATTCAACCTGGCGCGCGACGTCGGCGAGCATGGCGTGTAGCTTCGCGGACTGGCCCAGCGTGCGCGTGGGTTCGACCGGCGGCGCGAAATAGTGTCCGTCCGGAGCCGCGTCGATGTCGCGGTGCGCGCGCTGGCGCGTGCGGGAGTTCAGCGGATACCGCATGCCTACCTCGTCCCACACTCGCCCATGCCGGCACGCGCGCAGTGGCAATTTGCCCCGATCTTGGCTCCGTAGGCCAGGAAGTCCATGTAATCGGGACTGGTAACCACCATGCCCAGGACCTCGATCGCAGCGTCGATCTTGTCGATCGTCAGTCCCATCTGGCCAGAAAGAAAGCGGCTGACCTGGCTGTCGTCCCAGCCAAGCCGGTCACGGGCCTTCGCGCGCGTCGACGGGTCAGTCAGCGCTTGGCGAAAAGCTCGCTCCATCGAGGGCTTTTGCATGTGGAAATGCACCGGTGCAGGCGCGTTCATGGTCGTTCAACCTTCTGCAAAAAGAGCTGCGTGCGGTTGCACGCGGGGCCGCGCAAACTGGCGGCATCGATACAACGGAGTCGCGAAATGACGGAAACCGAAAAACTGCTGGTCAACGCCCAGGACATCGCGCGCCGGGCCTTCGATGACCCGTCGGAAAAGACGGTCATGGACCTTTTCGACGAGCTGCGCGCAGAGCGAGACCGCCGGGCCTGGGAAGGCTCCGACGCCGCCGGCGCGACGGTGCACTGAATCGTGGTCATCGAATTGGGCAGACAGCCCCCTCCTCGTAAACTGGTTGCTCTCAAACAAACCGTTCTTGGGAAAGGAGCTGGACATGGAAGAAATCGCAAATGTCCGAGCAGTGGCCAACAACTTCATTCGGCACCCCCGCGATTTCCGCGATCAGGACTTTCAGTACATGGCGAAAGCCCTGCTGCAACTCGCCGATGCCATTCAGAAACTAGAGACTCGCATTCAGCGACAAGCCGAGCAGATAGCTCAGCTTCAAGTGCCTCGACAACGCGAATAGAGTCGACGCCCAGGTCCGCATACACCTTGGCCACCACTTCATGGGCGCAATACAAACACGACCCGGCCCGAGCATTGGCAACCCATTCCGCGCGCACGCGCGCTTCGAGCGCGCGCCCACGTTCGTCCATATCGTCCTTCGGATCGGTATCACGCATGGCTGGCCTCCTGCTGCGCCGGTGCGGCGGTGGCCAATCCAGCATGGGGTCTTCGCTCAAGGTAGGCATTGGCAGCCTTGCGGAGCTTCTTGGCCAAGCAACGAACGCGCTGCTTGTATCGATCCGGAGCCAGCAAATCGGGCCGCTTCAACGCAAGCCACTGCCGAGCTGCGAAGTGGAAAACGTCGCCGCTGTTGGCCGGCCACAGAGCGTCCCCGCCGAACGTAGAATCGGAGGCTCCTACACCTTCCTGATCTACGCCGGGGGAACTCGCTTGAAACTTTTCGACCGCATCGCCCTTTTCCTGTGGCGGGACAGATACGATTACGACCCGACCCGCGGATGCCCAGGTGAGCAAAACAACATTTCCCTGTGGACCAGGCTTCGCCCCGCGCGAAATCGCCTCATCGCAGTACTGCTGAATGGCCAACTTTGGCTGGCATTCCTTGGCGGTGGCTTTGCCATAGGCGCAGCGCTGCTCCCCGGATACCTGGACCGAGTCAAAACCGGCCAGCAAGTGAATACGAACGCCGGGGAATTGCTGCTGCGTTGCGTTCAGGAAGCCAACCATGTCCTGAGATGCCGGCCAGTCTCGGACGGACAGGATGAGATCGTCTCCGGCGTGGACGGGCCGAGCCTCGATTCGAATAGGCCTGGGCGCGAAAGCCCGGCGCAGGACGTTAAGCATGAGTAACCTCCTGCTGGGCCTGGGTGGCCAGCTCGGGCCAGACGCGGGGCCAGTCGCCCGGACGAAGATCACGCCGGCTTACCTCGCCGGCCGTGGCGCGCTCAATCGCTGCACAATGCTCGACCGGAACAGGTCGACGGCCCGTGCGCCACTGATAAACGAGTGCCGGGGACACTCCGACCTCGCGCGCCAGCGCTGCGGCACTGGTGGCGTCGTCCCGGTTGAGATAGCTGTTCAGGTCCATGGTCGAAACTATAGCGTTGCTACAGTTCAAACACAAGCCATGCTACAGAATAATTTGAATAGCATCGCTATATGAGAATTTGGACCATCGAGGAAGAAGCGGCGGCACTGCGCGAACGCTTTCAGGGCGTGAACCGCGCGGCGTTTGCTCGCGACCATGAGGTCAAGGGCGGCCAGGCGATGATCTACCAGCACATTACCGGCCGTCGACCTATCAGCATTGAAGCGGCCATGGCCTATGCGGCCGGCTTCAATTGCAAGCTCGAGGAAATTAGCCCCCGCCTTGCCCTGGAAGCGCAAAAGGCCGCGGCGTTGTCGTCGGAGACGATCGCGCCGCAGGCCCCTGAAGCAACCACCTGGCCCTTCCCCTCGATTTCTGAGGAAGACGTGCGCGCCCTCACTCCTGGCCAGCTTGGGCAGCTTGAAGGCGCCATCGCCCTGGCGATCGGGCAGCTGAGGCTGGGCGTAGACGTTGCGCCGGCCCAACGCAAGGCCGCGCCCAGCTCAGGATCCGGCGGCCTGGTCGACATCGATGCGGCGGCGGACGAGTTTCCGATGCGGATACCTGGCCTCCCTACGCCATGGGAGCCTGGCGGCACGACCACCAGGCCAATGGAACTCCATAGCCAAGGCCTGCGCATCAGCCAGGCGGTCAATGTCGGGCACGTCGAAGACTCGGGCTACTCCGCGAACGACCACGAGTTCACCCCAATCCCAGAGCTGGACGTGCACCTAGCGGCAGGCAAGCTCGGCATCGAGAACTATCAGGAGACAGAAATCGGTCAGATTCTGCTCCGCCGGTCATTCCTCGAGTCGTTCAAGCGACCGATCAAGCGAATGCGCATCTGCTACGGCAATGGTCCTAGCATGGAGCCCGTCATCCGCCATCGGAACCCGATGCTTGTAGATGTCCACCCGGTCTCGCTGGATGAAGTGCAACCGCGTTTCGTCTATGCCATCAATCGGGGCGGAAAGATGATCGTGAAATGCCTGGAACGCTGGAGGGATGGGCGGTGGATGGCCATTTCGACCAATCCTGACCCAGAGCATCATCCGTTCCCGCTGGCCACCGATGACGGCGGCGAGGTACGCATCATAGGCACCGTGCTCTGGTCACCCTACGATCTACGCAACGGAGTGGATGAGCGCCTGTTGCAAGGCTGGTAAGGACTCCAGCGAAAAACGAACAGTGCCCTGGGGCACGTGTTGCAGAGATCCAACTCTAGGAGCGCGTGTACATGAACATCGACAACACCCTGATCCAGGCCGTAGTTGTTGCCGGGGTCATCTTCTTGCTTATCCTGTGGATCTGTCTGCCGTTCGCGGTGTTCGGCGTCAAGCGACGGCTGGATCGGATCATTCGCTTGCTTGAGCAGCAGCAAGTGGCGCAGCGCACTGAGCGCAGCACCGACTCCGAGCCTTTTGTATCACGGTCGTTACGCTGACTGAAGTGCTGGAAATTCATGGCAGCGCATAGGCGTGCCAGTGTGGGTTCTAGCGCGCGTCGCTTGGGCTGGGGTGCAGTTCGGGTAAGAGGGGCGACGAGGCGAGGCGATGGGTAAGGTCGTGTTCGACGTCATGTAGATTGAATGGCCCTCGTGTAATACCCATCCTCAGAACGGGCAATGGACGGGGCGCACCCTCAGTGAAACTAAACATAACTCCATTTTCAGTTTGCTACGAACATCGCCCTCCCCGAGGCGAAGGCACGCCGAGTCAACCTAGATGGGGCGCAGGCGATCGGAATGGGGGATAGAAAGGACGGCCGGCTCAACAGCGCGGCAGGCTAGCCACTAGACTGCCGCCCACTTGGATCAATGGAGGGTTTCTCGTGTCGCTGAGTAAAGAAATGCGGTTACTGTTGAAGAAATGGAGCGGGGGGACACATTGGCCCAAGCACCTCGAAGCCTTAGAGGTGGATGGGCTGCGCGGATGGAGGGGTCAAAAGATTGACTTCCAGTTTCCCATCGTGGCGTTAGTCGGAGAGAACGGTGCCGGGAAAAGTACAATTCTGCAAGCGGCCGCGTCAGTTTACAAAGCCCCAGGAGTGAGCTCTGGTAAGCAGAAGTTCGCATCGACCTATTTCCCTGACACGCCATGGGAGCGTATCGAAAAGGCTTCTATTCGATGGTGGGTGAAAGAAGGAAAAATGCACCGCGAAGGGAGTATTCGAAAGTTCCCCGGCCGGTGGCGTGGAAATCCTGACCGCCGCGAGAGGCCCGTTCTGAACATCGATCTCAGTCGGATTCAGCCATTTTCAGCTCGCGTTGGTTTCATGCGATTGGCCAAGCCTACTCTTAAGGAAGGAGTGTCACAACCGTTCGACAAGGACAAACTTGACAATCTCACGTCCATTCTAGGCAAGAAATACGAGATTGCCGCCATGTCCAGCACTAACCTGGACAAGACCAGATATGTGCCGGTGATAGCCCAGGCCGGCGCAAGATATTCAGGGTTTCATAGCGGTGCTGGTGAAACAACGATCGTAGAACTGCTCAGGAATGAAATCCCAGATTACGGACTGGTCATCATCGACGAAATCGAGAGCTCTCTCCATCCCAGAGCGCAGCGACGACTTATGCGGCACTTAGCCGAGTTGGCTAGGTTGAAAGAGCTCCAAATCATTTTGTCGACACACTCGCCTTACATCCTCGACGAATTGCCTGAAGAGGCCCGTCTGTACATATGGGAAGGGTCGTCTGGGAAGGAAGTGATGAAAGGGGTAAGCCCTAGCTTTGCGATGACGCAAATGGACCTGGAAAGCCATCCGGAGTGCGATATCTATGTTGAAGATCGGGGCGCCGCAACTCTCGTTCAAGAAATTCTCATCTCTCAAGATCCCAGCTTGGTGCGTCGTTGTTTGAGCTCTCCATACGGCGGGGCCACTGTCGGCAAGGCATTGGGCCAAATGGCTGCTGCTAAAGGGTTCCCCCGTCCGACGGTCGTCTTTCTCGATGGCGATCAGCCAGAATCTCAGGGTTGCCATCTTCTGCCTGGAGGAGACGCTCCCGAACGCGTTATTTTTGAAGCGTTAAGCGAAATAGGTTGGGACGGCTTAGCGGCTCGCCTTGGGCGGCGCCACTCAGACGTCGTAGATGCGTGCGAACGTGCCATGACCCTTGATGATCATCACGAATGGATACCTTCCGCGGCCGATGCTCTGGTATGCGGTGGAAGCGCACTTTGGACGGCTATGTGTGCCGTGTGGACCGCGAAAGCGGCACCGCAAGATGATCTAGTGCTAGTCGCCGACATTGTCAGAGAGGCTATCGGCTGATCCGCCACATACTCTCCTGCCGCCTCCGGGCGGCTTTTCACTTGGAGTGCAAACATGGAGATGGTAGTAGTGACCTACTGCGCGTCCGGCGAGGCGTCATCCTCAAAGATCAGGGTAAGGCCTCTACCAGGCCAGGGTTTTGACGGCTGGAACGTCGAATGTTCCAAGGCAATGCGTGAAAGCGCCCCAGTTGGCCAGCACTTTGTCCTCTGGGTAACACCGGCTCGCAGGAAGGATGGAAAGAAGTATTTATATTCCAACTACCGCCAACCCTGGCGACCGATATCCCCCGAAGAAGCCCGTAGGCACATGCACGGAGGATGACAAAGGAATTGCGCTAGCCGCCTCCGGGCGGCTTTTTGTTGCTCCGTAGCGACCTCCCCCGCCTACTCTTCCAGCTCCCGACGGCTCAATAGGTCATTCCATTCAATGGCCTCCTTGAGGGCGACCCAGCGGAGAGGATGGTCATCCGGCATCCGCTCGACCACCGCCCACGCCTCTTGCGCCTTTACGCGAATCTCTTCCGTCTTCATTTGTTGATACCTCACATAGGTTGCGACGCTGCACTGACAGCGCTAGGTGATATTTCAACGTCACGACTCCGGGCCCGCTCGACTTGAGCGGGCTTTTTGTTGGCTACTTGCCAATGGCCCGGCGTCTTACAATTGGCAAACGATTGATCACCAGGGAACCCAAGATGAAGCCTCTATTCGTTGCCGCCCTCTGCGCGACCGTCCTGCTGGTGGGGTGTGCTGCGAAGCAACCGCAGTTGACGCGTAGCGAATACCTCAAGGTCACACAACGGACCTATGAAGGGAAGTCGGCCGAAGAAGTGTTGAATGCGGCAGAGAAGCTGTTTCGTCTAGCAGATGGCGATGACTTCAAGTTCTTCCATGACGACGACTCGATGAGCGCATCGCGGTCATGGATCGTGTATGTGGTCCTTGCTGCAGCCATGGGGACAGATACATGGACGGTACGAACAAAGGAGATTCCAGGCGGTGTTCGTGTTTCAGCCGCGCTCAATACGTCCGCCGGGTCAGTTCTACCCATGCCAACGACAGGTGGCGATATGTCTGCTGGCACAACACCTGGCATGGGTGGCAATGTTCCAGGCACCGCCATATATGACGTTTTCTGGGCTCGAATGGACTACTTGCTCGGGCTTTCAGATCAGTGGATGACATGCGAAGAGTCAAATCGACGCGTGTCGACCGGTGCCGTGTGGGGACCCAATGATGCTCTGTGTAATGGCTTCAATGTGAAGGATGACCTACCTGCCGAGCTCGTTGGAAAGATCGAAAAGCCCAAGCCGAGCTCAACCTTCAACGACGGCTGACGCTAACGCCGTAGTTCATCAGCCCGCCTCGAGCGGGCTTTTTTGCGTCGGTTACAAAAATACTGTAGCGATGCTATTGCATTGAATCTGTAGCGTTGCTATATTTCTCCCAACGCCTCACCGAGGCAACGCCCGCCACCCGGCGGGATGGAAAAAGGGAGAAAGAAATGTTCGCCGTCATTGAAACCAACAACGCAAGCCACATCGCCATCCACATCCCGAAGGAAGGCGCCGACAAGTCGCTGCCCGCGCTGGCGGCGATGCTGGAGCACAACGCTACCTTCATCAATAAGGGCTGGCGTGAGATCAACGTGGTCAAGCCCAGCATGCACATCATCCTGGGCGACAAGTTCGACACCGAGTCCGACGATGCCGGCGAACTGCTGATTCAGGCCTGCGCCGACGTGGTCAGCGACGACTTTGTGATCGCCACGCCCGAAGTCTTCGTCAGCAATAAGACGGCGATTGCCAAGAAGCAAGAAGAGATCGACCGCCTGCGCTCCGAGCTTCAGAGCGTCAGGTTCCAGCTCGATGCCGCCAACGCGCGGATCACGGAGCTGCAGGCGCCCGACTGCGAAGAAGCCTGACCGCATCCTGCGCGACGGGACAGGAGACACCATGCTTCCCCTCACCTACCCCACCGAGTGCGGCACGTCCACGGTCGTGCGCCCGCTGACCGACGCCGAGCGGCTGACCGAGCTGCGCCGCGATCTGGATGCCGACCTGCACTACGCCCTGGTGGCGCAGCGCTACGTGCGCTGGCCCTATGGCGAACCGGAGCTGGCCGCCGAAGCGTTGTATGCGGCCACGATCGGCGCCGACGCCGCCGAAGCCGCGTTCTCTCTGGTTGTCCGTGCCGCGGCGCGCGGCGAGTCCGCGGTGTCGGTCGGCACGCTGTTTGTCGAGTGGACCAAGCTGGCCCGCGCCCGACTGCTGGACACGCTGGTCGAGCTCACCGAAGACGGCCAGCGCGTCACCTTCGGGAGCCGGCAATGAGCCGCCGCCTCATCGCCTACCTGCGCGCCACGCGCCTTGACCTGGACCTGGCCGGATACGCCGCCATGGTCGCCGCGCTGGCGGTAGCCACCGGCCTGATCGGCCCGACCCTCGACGCCCGATCCACCCTCACCGCCTGCGAAGGCTGCGGCAAGACCGCAGTCGCCGCGAAGGAATAACCCTTGAACAACCTCGCCGTCATCACCCAGGACATTTACAACGCCCGCGAGTCCTTCGCGGCCGTGCTGACCGATCAGAGCATCAGCTTCGAGAAGGAAGCGGGCTTCGCCATCCAGGTGCTGCAGAACAATGACTACACCCTGAAGGTCGCGACGGGCAACCGCCAGTCTGTGATCAACGCGGTGACGAACGTGGCCGCGATTGGCATCAGCCTGAACCCCGCGAAGCGCCAGGCGTACCTGGTGCCGCGCGACGGCCGGATCTGCCTGGACATCAGCTACATGGGCCTGATCGACCTGGCCGTGGCTACCGGCTCCATCCGCTGGGCCCAGGCCGAGCTGGTGCGTTCCGCCGACACGTTCGCCCTGAATGGCTTCGATGCCCCGCCCACGCACGTCTTCAATCCCTTCAGCAAAGAACGGGGCGAAATCATCGGGGCCTATGTGGTGGTCAAGACCGCCGACGGCGACTACCTGACCACGCCAATGAGCCGGGACGAAATCGACGGGATCATGAACCGGTCCCAGTCGGTGAAGTCCGGAAAGTCGTCGCCCTGGAAGACCGACTACGGCGAGATGGCCAAAAAGACGGTGGTGAAGCGCGCCTACAAATACTGGCCGAAGAACGACCGCCTGTCGGAGGCGATCCACCACCTGAACACAGACGGCGGCGAAGGCCTGGCCACCACCGCCAGCGCGCCGGTCGATCCCGACCTGCTGCCGCGCCTGCGCAAGGCCGTGGATGCGGCCCGGGATGCCGCCGCCCTGGAGAAGGTCTGGAAAGACGGCTTGGCCGAGGTGCGCGCCACGCGGGACATGGCCATCTACAACACCTTCAAGTCCGCGGTGGCGGCGCGAGGCGCCGTGCTGCGCGGCGAGGCGGTACCCACCGAACCCCCGCCAGATGACGGCAAGACCATCGACGAGCCGCCCCGCGACCCGTCCGACGACGGCTTCGGCCGCGATGACCAAGGAGGTATCCAGGAATGAACCGCTACATCCTCTCCCCCCATGAGCAGGGCAGCGACGGCTGGCTGCTGGACCGCTGCGGCCGCGTCACCGGGTCGCGCGCCGCCGACATGCTGGCGATGACGGCCAAGAAGGAATGGTCGACCAAGCGCGCCGACTACAAGTTCGAGCTGGCCATCGAAGTACTGACGGGCATGCCCCAAGGCAGCGATTACACCAGCAAGGAAATGCAGTGGGGCATCGATCAGGAGCCGTTCGCCCGCATGGCCTACGAAGAAGCGTCCGGCAATGTCGCCATCGAAAGCGGCTTCATGTACCTGCCCGACGTGGCGGCCGGATGCAGCGTTGACGGCCTGTTCGTGGAAGACGGCCGGCGCGGCGTGCTCGAGACGAAGTGCCCGAAAAGCACCACGCACATCCGCTATCTGGAAGCGGGCACGCTGCCGGACCAATATCGCCCGCAGTGCCTGCACAACGTCTGGGTCACCGGTGCGGAGTTCGCCGACTTCGTGTCGTTCGATCCACGGTTCCCGGAAGAGCTGCAGCTGTTCGTCTGCCGCTTCACCCCAACCGCCAAAGAGCTGGCCGACCACGAAAAGGCCGTTCTCCAGTTTCTGGCCGAGCGCGACGAGCTGGTCGCCCAGTTGAAGCGCTTGGCCGCCTGATCTCCCTGGGCGGCGCCGCCACCAACGGAGGAATCCCCAGGCGCCGCCCGCCCTATTACCCACGTAGCACCACTTGGAGCCCTGCCCCATGTTCAGCATCAACCAACAAGAGTGCCGCATGCACTTCGACTCCAACACCAAGAAAGACGACCAACCGTCCGCCACTCTGCAGTTCACCTACCGCACGAGCAACGATGTGCTGTCGGAGTTCAGTCCGGATTTGAAATCGTCCCTCTACCGCCGGCCGCGGCAAGACGAAGGTGATATGGCCGACAACGCAGACCCCCGCCTTGACGACCCTGGCTATCTGCCGTGCCTGAAATTTCCCAACATGCAGAACAAGGTCGCGCTATCTGAAAAAGTCGTCGGCGCGACCGTCACCGTTCACCACGGCATAGGCGGCAAGTCCGACCCGACCATGGAGGAATGCACCGTCAGCAAGTTCCGCCTCGATCCGCAGGAAGGTGGCACGGTGGTGGTGTCGATGGAGGTCGACTGCGTACCCACCAAGGAACAGGCCGGCGAGCTGCACATGAAGCAGAACCAGGATGTGGTGGTGTCCATCACGCCGCCCGACGCCGACGAAGGGCAACTGCAGCTCTGACCGATCAATGGCCGGCCCGGCGGCGGGCTCCCTCCCTTCCCCGCCCTACCGCAGCCGGTGCCCGGCCACCCTACACAGAGAAGACCATGACCGAACCCAGCAACCGCATGACTGCAGATCGCGCGCGCGACCTGGCACGAGCCAAAGACCCATCGTTCGCTGTGGACAGCATTCTGGCAGGTGTCGAAGCCGCCGCCCGTGACGGCAAATATGAGTACCAGACGCGCGAACACGGCTTTGGCGACGGCGCCTGCTATTCCAGCGAGGAAAGGTGGCCTGAGCTGAACAAGGCAATCGTGAAGGCACTTCGGGCGCTTGGCTATCGAGCCGATGTGCGCGTGCACGAAGGCCAGTTCGTGGATCTGTGGCTGTCGGTCACCTGGGGCGAAAAATGACCCACGCCCGCAAGCCCCGCCGCAACAAGCGCTTTCATCCCAGCATCCCACGGCTACCGATGACCGGCGCGCTTCGCGATCGCATCGCCACGCACATGCACGGCGCGTTCGCGGCGCTGCGCCTGTCGCCCAGCGCGGAGGCCTTCGACGCCCTGGCCAACATCGTCAACATGGTGGGCCTGACCGTCCAGCACGATCCGGCCTTCCTCCAGCAATACCTGTTGATCAACGGCGCGGCGCGGACCATGAACCAGATAGGCGCCAAGGTCGAGGCTGGGATTGCGCTGCGCGACCACGAAATCGCCTCGCTGACGGTTGCTGTCAGCGCCATCGACGACATCCTGCCGCGCATCGACGTCGCGCGGCTGTTCATCAACGAGCACATCGCCGTCGCCCTCGTTCGGGCGGGGCAGACCCAAGGAGCCTGACCATGACGAATTCCTACGACGTTGACCACGGCCTGAGCCAATGCCATCCTGGGCCGCTGGAGCCTGTGGAGCTTCCCCACCAGGACGACACGCTGGCCCGCACGGGCAACACCCAAGCCGAGCAGGATGTCTGGTTCGCTGGCATCGAGGAAGGCCAGCGGCGCACGGAGCACAACGCGGCGGTGCGCGGACAGACCGACGGCTGGAAGCTGGTACCCAGCAATCCCACGCTGACGATGATGAACGCCGGGTGGGCCTCGCTCGCCAAGCAGGGCATCGAGATCGGCCAGGTCGAGATTGAAGATGTTTACGCCGCCATGCTCGCCGCCGCTCCCACCCCTCCCGCCACCGCACAGGACGATGCGAAGGACGAGCGCCCCATCTTCGAGGCGACGTTTGGATTGCCCACCGGCGTCCAATGGGGAGGCACGCGCTATGTTGTTGACCCCGAGTACAACGGCTCCTACCTGGCCAACACCTTCGTCGGCCAATGGGAAGCGTGGAAACTCCGCGCCCGTCTTGCCGCTGTCCACACGCCGCAGTTCACCATCAGCGCGTCCGACCGCTTCGAGCTGACTGGCGCGGTAGGACTGCTGCGCGGTTATGGCTGCGCAGGCGCCGCAGATGCCCTGCAACGCGTGCTGGACGCAGAGATGGCCAGCTTCGGCGTCCAGGGGGAGGAAGCGGCTGGCGATGCGCAGGAGCTCAAGCGTAAGACCGACCTGATTGCCGAGCTCAGCAAGATCATCCACAACATGACGGTCGCGCAGCAGGCGGCTTGGATCGAGTGGCAGCACGGCGCAGGCGCCGAGGCAGGCATGCGGTGGATCGCGAACGGCTTAGCTGGGCCGGGTCACATTCCCGAGGAGGATGAACCCTACGGCACCGAGGCGCAGGCGTACTTCGACGCCAACCAGGCCGATCCCTTGCCGGCGTGCCATTGCGGACGCCCTTCCAACATCCTCCATATGGGCAACGGGTACTGCTCGCAGGAGCACTATGCCGCCGCCATTGCCGCCCAGAAGCACAAGGGGGACGAGTGATGGAGACGTTCCGCGTTGCATATCCGTTTGCCCTGGAAGAGTACAGCGGGCCGAAAGATGGCGAATTCTATGACGGGAAGACCTGGCGCCCCGGCATCCGCTTCGAGGTTAGGGACAGCGGATATCTGTATGACCCTGACCAGGTGGCGATTGCCGACGGCATGGGCCAAATGGTGCTGGAGGTCGTCAGCCGCCACAAGCCCGGCAAGTTCCCGGAGCGCACGTTCTTCCTTCGCAGCTTCGTGGATCCGAACGGCCGCGCCTTCGGCAAAGCAAGGCTGCGAGTAACGACCACGCCCGCGTTTAAGCGTATGGCTGCTGGATACCGCCATGAGTTTGAAATGGCCGCCCAGCCCACCACCAGCGCAAAGGAGTGACATGGACGGTAAGCGCTCCCTCTGGCTCGCCCTGCTGCTGGCCATCCTGAACGCCCCGCGCGCCATGTGGGGATGGATCAAGCGCCGCGTAGGCGGCAACACCGCCGGCCCGAATGCGAGCCGGTGGGATGGAGAGAAGAAATGACCGAGTTTCACGATAAATCGTTGCCTTCTCTAGAGTGGCTGGCCACCAGATTGGCCTACGACCCGGGAACAGGCTTTCTAACTTGGCGCAAGAGGCCGGCGCAAGACTTCAAAGACGAGCGCAGCCAGCGGAGCTGGAATGGGAAGAATGCTGGAAAGGTTGCTGGCAGTAAGTCTCCCTCGGACTACGTCAGGATCAACATCAATAACCGTCCGTTTCTCGGCCATCGCCTCGCATGGCTGCTTACCTACGGAAGCCTACCTATTGGTGTTATTGACCATGTAAACGGCGATCCCCATGACAATCGTCTCGCAAATCTTCGGGCGCTGAGCCACGCCGAGAATATCCAGAACCAGCGCCGCGCCAGGAAGGGTAACGGCTCTGGAATTCTGGGTGTATGCCGCGACGGAAAACGCTGGCGCGCAAGGATATGGGTCGGAGGCCAACAACATGGCCTCGGCACATACGACAGTGCCGAGCAAGCCCATGAGGCATATGTAGCCGCCAAACGCCAACTACATCCTGGCTGCGCCATCTAAAAGGGAAAATGACATGCCCCAGACCAACGCCGCCCAGGCGGCCAACGAAGATACCTCCGACCTGCCGCCGCCGTCGCATCGCCACCCGATGAGCGGCGAGCCGATATGGGACCAGCACGCGGTGCGCGCCATGCTGTCCAAGCTGCGCGCCCCTGTAGCCGATGAGCGGGCGCCCCACATCAAGGCGCTACAGGATCTACGCCTGGGCGTAGAAATGGACCAGCACTGCATGGACGACGGCGATGCGAAGCTCGCGGCACTTGATGCCGCCATCACTGCCTTACGCTGGTCAGCCGGCGCATTGCAAGCGCTCAATGTCGAAGCCGACAAAATCACGCTGGATGGTGAAACGCGCACCGTTGGCGATATTCTGGACCACGCTGATCGGGCCCTGGCAAGCGCCCCTGTAGCCGGGGAGGCGCTGGATACGCTGACGATCACCCTTGAATGGGACGATGGCAAGTCGGACGAGATCGAAGTCCACGGCACCGAAAAGATGCTGCGTCGCCTCCAAGTGTGGCTCGACCGGAAGCGCGGCCTGTTCCACGATGTCGCGCCCCTGGCCAGCACCGAGGATCCGAAACTGCCGCGCGGCTGGAAGCTGGCGCTCAACCTGTGCATCGATACCATCAAAAACGCCCCGCCCACGGGCGAGGAATGGCCGGTGAACTGGCCATCCATCTTGCATGGCCTCGTGGAGATTCGGGACGCGCTGGACAAGTCTAACTCCGCGCCCCAGGCTAGCCCTGTAGCCGGGGAGACGCGCCCAACCGATCGGCAAGAAGCGTTGCGCATTACCGAACTGCCTGATGTGGATGAGGCCCTAGCCACATTCTGCAGCGACGGCACCCAGGACAACGCTGTTGGGCTGGTGCTCGCGATTTTAGGATCATCGCCCCAGGCCAGCCCCGTATCCGAAGAGGCAGTCTATACGCTTAGGGTTAGGGGCGCCATCCAAGCCTGGACGCCGACCGTCGCCGCATTCTCAATTCCAGACGGCGAGCATCAACTTTTCCTCAGTCCAGCCGCGCCCCAGGCCAGCGCCGAGGACGTCCGCATCAGGGGGTTGGAAGCGGCACGTTTTGCATATGCAAGTGAGTTTGCGCCCGACGAAAATGGCGACCCCGACGTTGGGAGCATCCACGCAAATATTCGCAAACTGAAAGCCGAACTTGCCAACGCGCGCAATGCAGCGCTGGAAGAAGTGGCGGCTGCCGTGGAAAATCATCAGCGTGCTCGCCGGCAATGGATTCCGGAAAGCCTGTGGGGCCGACTGTCGGGCGAGGCCGCCGCGCGCATCCGCGCCCTCAAGTCCACACCCGCGCCCACGGCGGCCTGCGATCACGTGTACCACGCCGTGACCATGACACCTGGGTGTAGTGGCGGCCCGTCGCAGGCCGTGTGCGCCAAGTGCGGCTTCGCGCCCACGGCGGCAGAGGGCGACGCGCTCCTGCCCGCACCGACTACAGCTGATCGCAAGGCATGGGAAGCTGACATGCATGCCGCCGGCGCACGCCACCTTGGCGGCAACTGCTGGGAATGGGACGTGGACGATTTTGAGTATCGCCTATGGCAGTTGGCCAGTCACCGCCAGCAGCGCGCAGAGGACGGTCAGGCCAGCGAGGTGGTGCCGACCGAGCCTCTGCGAGTTTTCGCCGCAGGTATATGGACATACGACGGCACGGGCCAAGCGTTCAGCCACACGGACCTGGACGAAGCCGCCTTCGTTACCTACCGCGACCGCGCCGCCCTGGCCGCGCGCAAGGAGGATGGCAATGCCTGACCTGCCCTACCTCGCCCTGCTGGGCCTCGCCGTGGGCGCCGTCGCTGTGCTGGCCCTGGCCCTGGCCCTGCAGCGCTGGCTGGCCCGAGAAATCGAGAAGGAAGATCAGGAGGAAATGTAGACCATGAAATGGGTAAAGCTCGCCAAATACTGTGAGCTGTCAGGGGATACTCCGGACGCCATATATGCCAAAAATCGCCGGAGGATCTGGACCAAAGGCGTGCACTACAAGAAGGCCGACGACGGCTGCATCTGGATCAACACAGAGGAAGTGGACAAATGGGTCGAAGCATCGGTCGAACAGGATCAGAGCCAAAGCTGCCGCGCGGCGTGACCATCCGGGAACTGAAGGACGGCCCGCGCCTGCAGATCGCCTTCAGCTACCGCGGCGAGCAGTGCCGCGAGCTACTGCCCGCGGGCAAGGTGACGAAATCCTACATTGAGTACGCGGCCGGCCTGCGCGCCGAAATCCGACGGAAGATCACCGATGGCACGTTCAGCTATCGCGCCTACTTCCCGGATTCTCCGGCAGCGGCCCGGATGGAGCCGAGCCCGGCCGCAATTCCTGGTGCCAAGCTGCTGCTGGGCGCGCTGCTCGACGCGCAACTGGCTCTGTACGAAAAGCAAGCCGCCAACGGCAGCATTTCCGCGTCCACGCTGCTGGGCTACGCCAAGGCCATCAAACACTACCTGCGCCCGCGCTGGGGCGACACTCCCGTCAACGAACTGGCGCCGGCCGACTTGCGCGCCTGGATTGCCGGCATGGGCGTCACGGGCAAGACGGTGCGAAACCGCCTGACGCCGTTGCGGTCGGTGCTGGATGACGCGGTGAACGACGAGCTGCTGGACAGCAACCCACTGGACCGGATCGCCCTGGGGAAGCTGATCAAGCAGACGGCCACCAAGAGCAACTACGAGGTCGACCCGTTCGACATGGATGAGGTCGCCGCGCTGTGCAAGGCGGCGCGGGCCGACGAGCTACCCCTGATCCAGTTCTGGTTCGAGGCGGGATTACGCCCAGGCGAAATTCAGGCGGTGGAATGGTCGAGCGTGGACTGGGTGCATGGGCGCGTGCGCATCGACGACAACATCGTCACGGGTATGGTTGAAGGCAAGGCCACCCAGGTGCGCAAGGCGCCGAAGACGCAGGCGGGCATACGTGATGTGGACCTGTCGCCCCTGGCGCTGGCGGCACTCAAGGCCCAGAAGGCGTTCACCTTCCTGGCCGGCGGCCGGATCTGGCACGACCCGCGCAAGAACGAGCCGTGGGCATCCGACGCGCAGATCCGGAAATCCCTCTGGCTGCCCCTGTGTAAGCGCGCCGGCGTCCGCTACCGCAACCCGTACCAGATGCGGCATACCTATGCCAGCACCCGGCTGACGGCCGGCGCGAATCCCTGGTACATTGCAGACCAACTCGGCCACACCGATGTCGAGATGGTGTTCAAGATCTACGGCAAGTTCATTCCGAAGAACTTCCAGCGCGCCGGCGCATTCACACCGGTTTCACACGCAGACCAGGCGGCCGACAAAACCGGCACTGTAAGCGGCTGA